CCTAGCTGCTGAGGCTTACCGCGCCTTATCACCCAAGCGGTAACGGGCTAAGTCGAGCTTAGATAGAGGGTTCACTCCTTGAGCTAAAAGTGAAATGATGGTACGCCCATCTGACTCCGATAAGTCGGATAACTTTGTTCATTGTGTGAATACAATGTACTAACAATGTAGACGCTGATATGAAAGCACCTCAGGACGCGGGTTCGATTCCCGCTACCTCCACTTAATAGATCATGAGAAAGCATAGAATATCCTATACTGTTGATGGAAAAGAATACTCTAAAGTCATCTCATATGCCTCAACAAGCAGAGAGGCGGAAAAAATGATTTTATTATCGTCTAAATGGAAATGTCCATCCTGCGATGTGGAGATTTTGTCAGTAGAACATGTACCAACTGACCTGAGCAATGCAATTAAAAAAGAAAACGACAGTTCACAATATGACTAATTGCAAAACATGGGTCGGTGTATATGTTTTTGTAGAAAAACACTTGGAGATCTGTCATGCCACTTAAAAAATGTTCTGAAAACGAAAACTCTGGTTGGAAATGGGGCGACTCTGGTAAGTGTTATACCGGAAAAAATGCCAAGAAGAAAGCTATAAGGCAAGGCGTTGCCATAGAAGGGCCCAAAAAGTTCCAGCAGATGGCCTCCTCATTCGAGGACCCTTTCACAGAAGAAGATATCAACACAGCTATTGAATCTATGTGTGATCTAGAATATAGGCCTGCCCTAATTGCTGCAACATCAATAGCATTAAGGAATATAGTAAAAAAATATGGAGACTAGAATACTAGCAGAGGATATTGTAAATTCTATAATGCAAAAACATCCCATAATAGGAAAGTTGGTGGAGAATGAAGTCCCATATGAAGACATTGTTGATTTGATAAAAGACTTATTAGATCAAGACTTACAGCTAAAAGACTTAAAATAGGGAACTCTTAATGTCCGAATAAATCTCTGGTCGCCTTTTGGGTGACCTTTTTTTTATATAATTTCCATTTTTTTCGGCACTCTCGCCACTTTGCACATATAATTACTAAGGAGACAAAACAATGACATATGCCTTAATGGTTTGTGACTATGCTCCACTGAGGAATAACACTTCTTATAGGGTAACTGAAGAAGGAGGAGACTGGGTAAAGATAAGATATGATGGAGGTCCTGTGCTAGTAAGTCGGAACCTGATTCATCCCGATCCCGTCTCTACACTATATATTCCGTTGCCACTAGAAGAAGTTTATGACGAAGAGAAGGACGTGTTTAATACTATTTTTATGTAGGAGAATCTTTAGGATATGAAAACTAAGGAAACCACAGATTGGGATATGTTACTTTCCAATCGAAGTAATCGGACCGTTATGAAGAGGTTTGCAACTGGAGTATACTCAACATCTGCTGTTACTAAGGCTTTTGCCCACACAGTCTATGCTGGAGAGTTCCGGAAACTGATTCGTAATAACGGAACAACTTATGCGAGACGTTTAGCGCGTAAAGCCTTACGTTATCGTGGACTTTTATCACCTGTTTCTTAAGGAGAAATTATATGAGCGATATCAATAAAGTAATCGTTACAGGTAGAGTGACTCGCGATAGTGAGTTACGACAAACGCCAAATGGCACCTCTGTCACCGACGTTAGCGTGGCATCTAACCGAATTTGGTCTAAAAACGGAGAACGTCAAGAGGAAGCAACTTTTGTTGACGTGACTCTATGGGGTAAACAGGCAGAGTCTCTGTCTCAGTACCTGACTAAAGGTCGTCATGTTATGATCGAAGGACGCTTAAAGCTGAATTCGTGGGAGACCGACGAAGGGGTTAAGCGTAACAAGCTTACCGTCGTTGCAGAGAACGTTAATCTGACTCCAAACGGAGGAAGTAAAAACAGTTCTCAGCAAACAGTATCCGCAGGAGCCGCTGTTGGCGCCGGTGCCGGTGCTGATGAGGACACTCCCTTCTAGGGTTTCTGTTGTCGCCCATACAGTAAGTTAGCTGTTCTTATCTGTAGACAATAGGAGTAACAAAACAGTCGAGCTTCATCCCTGCTCGATTCCGTAGGTTTATGACCCGTTCCTAACGATAAAGTGATGACAACACAAAACGGGTCCTTTTTTTATAGAAAATACAAATGGACATAATGGACATTCTCTTTTGGTTCGTTGTGATTGAGGAAGAGGACAGATACTATGAAGAATCTTAATGTGATGGCCCCTATTAACTCTCTTGGTTATGGCGTAGCGGCTAAGAATACAACTACATTTTTAAATAAGTTTTTTGATATATCTCTGTTTACAATAGGGCAGCCCGAGTTTGAGTCGCAAGAAGAATATAGTTCTTTTGCTAATATGATCAACGGGTCTCGCTCTTCTTTTGACTCAGAAGCACCATGTCTAAAAATTTGGCACGAATTTGACTTAGGCATTAGAGCAGGAAGGGGAGAGTTGATTGCATACTCTTTCTTTGAACTCAACAAGATGAATGATATAAAAAAACATAACTTGTCCCAGTGTGAAAAAGTTATTGTTGCATCTGAGTGGGCAAAGAACGTAGTACAGGAAGAGACAGGACACAAGAGTGTTCATGTCGCACCCTTGGGAGTAGACCATACAGTATTCTTCCCTACGGGTCAAATACAAGAGAAATTTATCATATTTAACTGTGGCAAATGGGAGACAAGGAAGGGTCATGACGTCATACTTGAAATCTTTCGGGCAGCCTTTCCAGACAATAAGGATGTCGAACTATGGATGATGTGTCAAAACCCTGTCGCTCCCCCAGAATATAATCAGCAGTGGAACAATCATTACAAACAAGACTTTCGAGTAAATCTAATAAATAGGGTTCCAGACCACCGCCAACTTGCCCAGATAATGAACCAAACATCGTGTGGCCTTTTCCCGAGCAGGGCGGAAGGTTGGAATTTAGAGCTGCTAGAGATGATGGCTTGTGGAAAGCCTGTCATAACAACTGACTATTCTTCACATACAGAGTTCTGCACCGATGAAAATAGCATCAAATTTAAACCTTCGAAATTTGAAGATGCAAGAGACGGAGTGTTCTTCCAAGGGGGAGAGGGGGAGTGGGCATCTCTAGACGAAATCAAGAGTGATATGGTAGAAGCCCTCAGGGACTTATACAAACAATGGAAGGTTGATAAAAAAATACTTAACCACAACGGAGTTATGTCGGCTCAAAATTTTAATTGGCTAAACACGGCAGAAAAAGTCAAGAAAGCAATTAATGCCTAGTAAACTAAGTGGTATGCGGACCTACCTAGCCGGAGCAATGGATCGTGTGCATGATGGCGGAACAGGATGGAGAAATAGAATATCTCCTATCCTGAAGGCTATGGGTATTACAGTTTTAAATCCTTGCGATAAACCTGCGGACGTAGGGGTTGAGGATATTGAGACGAGGAAAAGAGTAGAACAGCTAAAGAACAGAGGGGAATATTCTAAGATAAGAGATTCCTATGCAGTAATAAGAACTCTTGATTTAAGATGTGTTGATATATCCGATTTTATTATAGCGTCTATAGACACAGATGTCCATGCTTGTGGAACATACGAAGAGATCTCTGTTGCCAACAGTCAGAAAAAGCCAGTTCTAATATGGTGTCAACAGGGGAAGAAGAATGCCCCCAATTGGCTGTTTTTTATGCTCCCTCACCAGCATATCTTCGGATCCTTAGATGAGGTGTTGAAATACCTTATCAATCTAGATAGCGGTAGAGACATAAACCACTATAAAAGATGGTTTTTCTTTGACCAAAATAAGATGTAACTATAGACGTTTACGCTGTTATTGCCACTTCTGTACTCCCCCTCTTCTTTTATGGGGTATAATATAGTATGATAAGATACTTAAAAGCAATTCGGTCTCTATTCTCAAGGCAAGCTCCTGAGGGTGATGTATTTGACACACAGGAGGAAGGATTTATACCGGATGACGATTGCTCTGCGAATATAGAAATAAGACTTAATAGAGTATCTGGTGATTTTAATGTCGTCGTCTCTGTTCAAGATCTCGACGATGAGACAGCAGACACTCTAGGGTTATTGCTGTTTCTAATTAACTCTGGAAACCTTAAGGAGTATTTCACCGAGGCTTACGGTAACTGGGCACTCTCTGACAGCGAAAGAGTTTCTTTCTTACACGAGGTGTACATGAAGTGGTTGTCTTCTGAGGACAGCTTCACAGACGAATATGATAAACTGGCAATCAACCCCTCTGATGTTTTTGGATTGAACTCCCAAGACCACTAGATTAAAAATAAAGAGGTCGTCATGAGTAATTCTTTTAAATATCCACAAGAACATGAAGTTTACTGGGAAAAATGGGTTGACGCATATGAAAGCGAAATGGATGAGATCGATAGAGCTATAGAAGAATTTGAAGACCTTGCAGGTTTAGAATATGAAATAGATCATGAGACTATGGAAAAGCTAGAATCCATGGCGAATGTACCCTCTATAAAAACTATCATGACCCCTTTCGGGATGATGCCGCTAACAGAACAGTCCTTAGCAAGCAGTCACTTTAAATTTTGGGTGGGGCATACTAATTTTAAATTACTTAAGGGTCATTGCAAGACGATAGGGTCTGTCGCGGGGATTGAAACTATGGACATCCTAACTCCTTACCGTTTCAGAATAGCTGTTGCAAAACTGTTTGTAGATAGAGAAGTTATGTCTAGAGTAAGGAAGTCTCTATTAGAGACAGTCTAATGAAGAAAAATGAAGAAGACCTAGACTTAAACGGCTACATCAGAAGAACCAGAGAGATGTTCTTAGTACCACTAGACTCTGAAGAGCCAGAGATAGTCACAAAGACTGCTACGCGATTCCTGACAAGCCTGAGACTATTGGAAGCCGACTCTAAAAACCCTATTGTTCTGCACGCATTCAGCACGGGAGGAGATTGGTATGGAGGTATGGTAATATATGATGCTATCAAATATAGCTCATGCAACTTCGTAATAATATCATATGGAATAGCCGCCTCTATGGCAAGCTTAATCCCTCAGGCTGTGTATCCTCATGGTAAGAGAATAACAATGCCCAATTGTGACTGGATGATCCACGAGGGATATATCTCAACGCAAGGAACCTATAAGCAGGTTCTGTCTGGTGCCCAATGGGATCAAACGTTAAGGTCTAGGACTTACAAGATGTATACCTACCCGTGTCTAGCGACTGGGGAATTTTTCAAAGGAAAAAAGATATCCCAAGTAGAAAGCTATATAAAAAGGAAGCTTGAAGCAAAGGAAGACTGGTGGATGTCATCAGAGGACAGTATTAAATATGGTTTTTGTGATCATATTGTAGGCGAAGAAGGATTTGAAACAGTAGATAAGATAGTAAATAATGTATCTAGAATTTTGCAACTATAACAATTCTCATTTTGATGACATGGAGAGTCAAACAAGAGAGGTCTTTGATGCTGTCTCTGTTGGGTTTTCAGGGGTGGCGGTTCCTGTTTATCTGCTAAAAGAAATAGCTACCTACTTTAGTAAAACCACCATAGATATAGCGACAGTAATAGATTTTCCTAATGGAACCTCAGATAAAAAAATAAGGCAGCATGAAGTCTCAGTTGCTCTTAAAGTAGGGGCAGACTTCATAGACATCCCGATTAATCCTTATCTTGTAAGAGATAGAAAATATTCCAAAATAGAGTCTGAAATAAAGACCTTTATGCGGATGTGTAAAGACTATGGTGCAGAGCCAAGAATGATGATACAGCATAACCTTCATGCGTTGAAGGACTCGTTAGCTCTGGCTAGGTTCATGCAAGACTTGGGAGTCCCCTACATACTGCCTGCTTCCGGATTTCATAACGACGACATGTACGACAATTTAGTCCTCTGTTCTTCCATAGAAGAAAAAACAGACATAAAAACCATCTTCAATGGACATATTTGGCTAGAAAGCCAATATAGCAATGCTATTAAATCAAATATTTTTGGTTTAAGGCTTTATTCTTTTAACTTACTAGCTAGTTTTAGTGTATAAGCTATCATTGGATAGGATTATTTTTTGTTAGGAACTATAGGGTTAATATTGGCTCATACTAAAAAGGTTAATAAAAATGAGCTTTATTACTAATATCACGTCTTCCCCTGCCACTACGGGAAGCTACACTGACGGTTATCCAACTGACGTTGATAACGATCAGGGTAACATCAGGGCTGGTGGATCAATTGCAGAAACTGGTAGCTTCTCTTCAAACGCATTGGGTGAGGGAAATCCCATCACCACCATTGTGTCTGGTGTGAATAACTACCAAGCAGGCGCTGGAACTTGGAATCAACAAACTCAGTTTTCAGATATCATGAAGGCTACAACCACCCTTGGTGGCGCTGCCAACAATGCTATCTTATTCGGAGCTAGTGATTCTGCGCAGGGCGATGCTATACATCAAGCTGCCACGATAAGGGTTCGTCTGTACAAGACCTCTATTCGAGCAGGAGACTGGAATCCGTACAGTGGCTGGTCATCTGCACCATCTGTTGTTGAGTCTGGTGGATACAACGTTAGCGCAGGTGTTGACAATGCTTCAACGCTTAAATCTAGCGGAACTGACCACGCAGCTAACCCGTCTTCGGCAAGACCGGGTGAACTTACTCAGCACCAAGGTCGTCTTGGAGAACCAACTAACTTGGATTACAAGCCTAGATACCTATGGTAATGTCTTTTTAATTAGAGGGGCAAAGAAATTTGCCTCTCTTTTTTTTTAATCTAACAACAATGAGAAGCAACAATGAAACTTCTAGCCTTTTTACCACCGATATTGGTGGCTATTGGAGACACGATACCCAACTTTGATTGGGGGACAATTTCTGCTACAGGACTCTTAGGATGGTACCTTTGGTACACAACTAGGGTCGTTTTCCCAAATCATCAAAAGAGAGTTGGGGCAATGCAGGAAAGTTTTACCGAGCAGTTTAATCTACAACGAGAGCATTATGAGAACATAATTGAAGATGTACAAGTCAGACAAGACAAAAGACACGAACAAATTGTAGAAACTCTAGAAAAAATCAATGATTCTTTAGACAAAGACTAACAAACGAGGTATAATATATTATGTCAATATTTTTTTTAAAGGAGATGTCATATGGTTGAAAAGCTAAAAAGCTTATTAAAATCACGTCGCTTTTGGTTGGCCCTTAGTAGCGTTGTCGTAGTAGTTATGAACGACGCTTTTGGAATTCCAGAAGAAACAGCAAACACTATTGCCGCAATTGGCGTTAGTTGGATTGTTGGCGACTCGCTTAGAATTACAGAATAAAATGGATTTTGTTCCACTAAAGGGGGGCGATGTTTCGCTCCCTTTTTTTTATAGACTTTTTTAACCAAGGAAACCAAAATGGACATCACGGATTTAGACTTAGGGCTCGGGATTGCCTTTGACTCTCTGATCGCTCAAGAAAAAGCAAAGAAAAAATGTAGACTTTGTTACGGCAGAGGCTTTGTTATGATCACATACCCAAAGCACAATGCTGCTTCCAAAAGTTATTGCGAATGCGTTTACAAAAAATTAGAAAAAGAAGAATAGACCACTTTTAAGTAGGTGTATATATTGTTGACAACCAGACATTAAAAGAGCGATAAAAATCAATTCGCTAAAGCGACACAGTTCTGGTTACTCAGTATTCTTTTGATTAGGCTCACAGAATAAACAACAACCTTCCCTACGGGCAGTGAACAGGCAAAAGAATTATCTAAAGTGTCGCTTTTTTAAAACACCTAAGCTCACCCGAAAAAAAGGGTGAGCTTTTTTATGTTATGTAAACAGAATATAGCAGTTATGCGGGTACAATTGAAATAGTTACAATGTCGAATCACACATTTAAATTGAAAGTTTGCTGAGCCAATATGGGAGACAATAACAAGACCGTTAAAAAGCGAAATGGAAGATTAGAAGAGTTAAATTTAGATAAGATTAATGAGTGTGCCGAAAGAGCATGCGAGGGTCTTGAAAATGTGTCCGTTAGCGAAATAGTACTAGACGCCAGCCTCCAACTATATGACAAGATCACAACAAAGGAAATAGATAAGGCATTAATTCTTTCCTCTAGGTCTAAGATTGAGAAAGAGCCAAGCTATTCTTATGTCGCCGCTAGGCTACTACTTAATAATTTATACAAAGAAGTTTTTGGAGAGGGCGTCGATAGTGAGGTGTTTGAGCAGCAATATAAAAAATCCTTTGTTCAAAACATCAAGAGGCTAGTAAAGGCAGAAAGACTCAGTGAAGATCTCCTGTCTTATGACCTTGACCTTCTGGCTAGCAATATCTCTACAGAGAGAGATGGTCTTTTCAAATATCTAGGAATCCAAACTCTGTATGATCGTTATTTTATACACATAGAGCAAAGAAGAATGGAGACCCCTCAGGGATTCTATATGCGAGTAGCGATGGGTCTATGCCTTAATGAAGAAAATAAAGAAGAGAAGGCTGTTGAAATATACAACATGATGTCTGAGTTTAGATACTCCCCGTCTACCCCTACTCTATTCAATAGCGGAACACAGAGATCTCAACTTTCATCATGCTACCTCAGTACTGTTGACGACTCGATAGACGGTATCTTTGGCACCATTCATGGACAAGCCAGACTTTCTAAGTACGCTGGAGGACTTGGTGTGGACTGGACTCCGGTTAGGTCTTCTGGATCATACATACAGGGCACCAACGGTCAGTCCTCAGGTCTTGTTCCTTGGCTTAAAATATTTAATGACACTCTAATTGGAGTCAATCAAGGGGGAAAAAGAAAGGGCGCTGGCTGCGCGTATCTAGAAATTTGGCATTTAGATGTTGAGGACTTCCTAGACCTAAGAAAAAACACTGGGGATGATCGTAGAAGATGTCACGATATGAATACTGCGCTATGGGTCTGTGACGAGTTTATGAAACATGTTTCTAAAGAAATGGATTGGTATTTATTCGACCCATCAGAATGTCCCGACTTGCATGAGACATACGGTAATAAGTTTTCAAAACTCTACAATTACTATAAAAAGATAGCTGACGAAGGAGAGATCAAGAGTTTCACTAAGATTCCCGCTAAAGACCTATGGAAAAAATGCCTTAAGTCCCTGTTTGAAACAGGCCATCCTTGGATTACATTCAAAGACCCCTCCAACATAAGGTATTCGAATAAACATGCTGGAATAGTGCACTCCTCTAATCTATGTACAGAGATACTTCTACATACCAAGCCCACCACATATCATGAGGGAGAAGTAGTAGAGAGAGGAGAGACTGCTGTGTGTAATCTAGCTAGTATCAATCTAGCAAATCATATCAAAGTAAGAACAGTCGATTGGAAGAAGCTAAAAGAGACTATCGAGGTCGCAGTAAGAGGGCTAGATAATGTCATAGACATTAATTTCTACCCCACAGAGGAAGCAAAGAACTCTAATATAAAACATAGGCCCATCGGCCTAGGCATTATGGGAACTCACGACCTTCTTCATAAGCTAGGTATTTTCTATGACTCTAATGAGGCTATTGAACTATGTGACAAAGTACAGGAATTTATTTCTCTTCATGCAATAAAGACGTCTGCAATCCTAGCAAAGGAAAGGGGAACATACCCTACTTTTGGTGGGTCAGAATGGGACAAGGGCAATCTGCCTATTGATACCTATTGTACGTTGCTGTCAGAAAGAAAGCCTCTTGGGGTCGAAGAAGATAGGGAGTCTTTCGAGACATTAGAAGAATGGGATGGGGTTAGGGATCTAGTCTCAAAATATGGTATGAGAAACTCAAACGTGATGGCTATAGCTCCAACAGCCACAATTTCCTACATACAGGGATGCTCTCAGTCGATTGAGCCTGACTACTCGGTACTTTTTGTATACTCCACACTCAGTGGGGAATTTACAATGATAAGCGAACACTTCGTTGCTGCTGCTAAGAAGCTAGGGATATGGTCGCAAGGTCTGGTGGATGCATTAAAGAGCGTAGATGGGGATGTGAACGCCTTAGTTGATCTGGATGACTCACTGAAAGAGCAGTTTAAAAATGCTTTTGACATTGATTTTCACACTCTTATAGAGGCAGCCGCAGCAAGACAAAAATGGATAGACATGGGACAGTCTTTAAATCTCTATAATAAACACGAAAGTTTGAAGTACCTGAATGATATGTATCTTTATGCGTGGGAAAAAGGACTAAAAACAACCTATTATTTAAGGGGTAAAGCAGCAACAAGGCTAGAAAAATCAACTATTTCTGACACAAACCTTAAGAATGAGAGTATAATTAATGAACCCAAGGCTTGCTCTATTTTAGATCCCGGGTGCGAAAGCTGTCAATGATATTTCAAGAATATAGACAATCATCTACCTCGCCATTAAAATATATAGTTGAACTGACACCTGAGGAATTGGAAAAAGTAAAAGATCTAGTATTTCAAATAATTAAAAGAATAAAAGAAGATGAAAAAAACTAAAGAAATTATATCAGACAAAGTCTCTGTCGTAAACCAAATTCTTCCCCACGTCAACAAGTGGGCTTGGGACTTGTTTATTGACGGAGCGGCAAATAACTGGATGCCCACAGAGATCTCGATGGCAAAAGACATAGAGCAGTGGAAGTCAAGACTTCTTTCTGAAGATGAAAAGCTCGTAGTCAAGAGATGTCTAGGATTCTTTGCTGGATCAGAGTCTCTAGTAGCAAACAACTTACTACTAAGTGTTTTTAAATTTGTAACAGACCCAGAGTGTCGTCAGTATATACTTAGACAAGCATATGAAGAAAGCCTTCACAATCTTACGGTGGTTTATATTTGCGACTCTCTCAATCTCGATATTGATGAAGTGTATGAAGCATACAACTCCATCCCAAGCATTAAAGCAAAAGACGATTTTTTAATGAATATCACAACAGATATTAATCGTGTAGACTTTAATATAAATACACTAGAAGGGAAAAGAGAATTTCTCCGCAACATTATTACATATTATGTTATCTGCGAAGGAATATTCTTCTTTTCTGGTTTCGCTATGCTGCTTTCTTTTAATAGACAAAACAAGCTTCCGGGAGTTGGAGAACAGATTCAGTACACTGTTAGAGACGAAAGTTTACATATTGAATTCGGAACAAAGCTGATTAATAGAATCAGAGAAGACAATCCAAAAGTATGGACAAAAACCTTTGAGAAAGAAACCTTATCTCATATAGAGACTGCTATGGAGCTTGAGCTAGCATACGCAAGAGAAGTTCTTCCTACGGGTATTTTGGGACTTAATTCAGACATGTTTATTGATTATGTTCAGTACATTGCTGATAGAAGACTAACAAATCTTGGTCTAGATTCCCCTTTCGGAGAAGCTAAGAACCCATTTCCTTGGATGAGCGAGATCATCGACTTAGAAAAGTGTAAAAACTTTTTTGAGACACGAGTGACAGAATACTCAGTCGGAACGTTAGTTGACGACTTTTAGGTGTATATTTAGGTGTGGATACACCCCTTAATCTGGAGTTTGCTATGATTGACTTTATTTTTAACAGAAGGAACTTATTAAAGGTAGGATCTATAGGTGTAGGAATGTCTGCTATGGGCCTCTCTGACTATGCTTTTTCGCAAGACGGAGCTACCGCATATAAAGATAAAACAGTGGTCTGGCTATGGCTTGGAGGTGGCCCGTCTCAATTTGAGACATTTCATGCCCCTCTAGATAACGTCCCCTCAGAATGGCAACCAGCAAACGGTAAAATATATGATTCAAAAACTAACATCTCTCTTGGTGCTGATTGGAAAGAGCTTTCCAAACATACGAGCAAACTAAACGTAGTAAACTCTTTCAGTCATAAAGACTCTTCCCATAGGCAAGGGACTCACTTTATGATGACTGGACATTACAATACAGACAGAACCACTACCTCTATGGCAGAGCATCCATCCTTTGGGTCTATCGTGTCTGCTTCCTATGGCACTAACCATCCAGAAAACGGTATGCCTACCTATGTAAAACAGGGTAAAATAGAAGGGGATGAGGGATCTTGGCTTGGAGGTGCATATAAACCGTTTGACCCATCCAACAAAGACAATCTTACCCCTCGAATAGAAATGGATAGGTTCTCCAATAGAAAAGGACTACTAAACGCTCTAGACGCAACGAGAATTTCTGGTAATGGAGCACAGTCCTCAGAGTTCTACAAGGGTCAAGCTTACGATGTAATTCTTGGGTCTGCTAAAGACGCTTTCGATCTAGACAAAGAAGATGAAAAAACCAAGGCTCTTTATGGCTCCGACTCCATAGGAACACAGATGCTTCTTGCTAGAAGACTTGCGGAATACGGGACTCGTTTCATAACTCTTACTTATGGTGGCTGGGACATGCATAGCAATATCTCTACAGCTATGAAAACTAAAGCTCCCCCAGTTGACAAGGCTATAGCTGGATTCCTACAAGACGTTTGGGATCGTGGACTAAATGAGAAAATTATTCTTGTTGTCACTGGTGAGTTTGGAAGAACTAAAATCAATGCCAACTCTGGAAGAGATCATTGGCCTTCAATCACCCCAATGCTTATGGCTGGTGGGGAATACCAATCAGGTAGAACAATTGGCGAAGCAGACAGGTCATATAGTCCAATAGCAAATCCTGTTGGGCCACTAGATCTTCAGGCAACACTGTTCGATCATTTTGGAATAGACAAAGAAACCATGAGAACAGACAACGGTGGCCGACCTAGATATTTACTAGAAGGCGAAGCTAAGATCATACTATAAGGGGGCTAGAATGAAATTTTTAAAACCTATAGTCGCAGCCTTTCATCTTTCGGGAATATTATTTTTTTTAGTAGCGTCAGCTATTTTTTTACTAGCTTGGTGGAAGCTGAGCTGGATTTTTGGTTAATATTAGAAGATAGGGTAGGGTTAGTTTTATGATGCTTGAATATGTCAAAGAGTATTTTAAGTTTAAGGCTAAGGCTAGTAAGGATATGTTCGACAATCCCGAAGACGCCAAGAAGAGAGGTAAACAATTAGGGCTTGAAGGCATACACACCCACAAGGATGATACTGGAAAGACCGTACATATGCCCGGAAAAAGTCATGAAGAATACATGAAGGCTCTCAAGAAAAGTAATGAGGTGATAGAATCCCCAGAGCCCGACGAAGATCAAGGCCCCAGTTCGGCTGGCTACAAATATGAAGACCCAAGGACAGGAGAAATATTTACTTTCAAAAGGCGGGGAGTATATAAAAAGAATGGTAGAGTTCTTGTCCCCGTCTCTGGAGCACATAATAATAATAAGGATAGTTCAAAGGATGTAAAATGAGTTATAAAAAAGATTTAGGTCGCCGCTCGTTTATGCAGGTGGGATTTTTAGGAGGGTTAGGACTTAGCTTATCAGACTATTTAAAAATAAAAGAAGCTCAAGCAGATCAAAAGTTCTACGAAAGTAAAGAAGGGCCAGCCAAGTCCGTCATCTACATCTACCTTCCCGGTGGATGTGCTCATCAGGAGACATGGGACCCTAAGCCGTTTGCTCCTATTGAATATCGTGGTCCAATGAGTAGCATTGAAACCAATGTTGCAGGCACCCGACTCAATGAGACTATGGTCAATACTGCAAAGGTGGTAGATAAAATTGCTATATGTCGCAGTATGACGCATGGAGAAGCCGCCCACGAACGTGGCACTCACAACATGTTTACTGGGTATCGTCCTAGTCCAGCTCTGCAGTACCCTTCTATAGGGTCAGTGGTGTCTCACGAATTCGGCCCACGTCAAAACCTACCGCCCTATGTATGTATTCCCGATCAGCCAAACGAATTCGCAGGGACGGGATACCTCAGTAGTTCATTCTCAGGATTCAGCTTGGGCTCAGATCCAGCCAGTGACAGTTTCCAAGTTAGAGACCTTAGGCTGCCGGGAGGAGTAGACGATAGCCGATTCAGTAAACGTCGGAATATGTTAAATACTGTTAATGATTATTTTGCTAACAAAGAAAAGTCCGATTCCCTAGATGCTGTAGATTCTTTCTATGATAGAGCTTACAGCCTTATAAGTAGCGAGAAAGCAAGAAATGCATTTGATATAAACAAAGAAGAGAGTGCTACGCGAGATAAATATGGTCGCAATACAGCTGGCTCCCGCATGTTACTTGCTCGTCGCCTTGTGGAAGCAGGAACCCGCTTTGTATCTCTTACCTATGGCGGATGGGATATGCATAATAATATTGAAAATTCAATGAAGGGTCAGCTTCCTGCATTTGACCAAGGATTTGCTGCACTTATAGAAGATTTAGACCAAAGAGGGCTATTAGATTCAACTCTGGTTTGTGTTGCTTCTGAATTTGGGAGAACCCCAAAGATTAACGCGACAGCAGGAAGAGACCATTGGCCAAAAGTCTTTAGCGTTGTGATGGCTGGAGGAGGAATCAAAAAAGGTATTGTGTATGGGTCATCTAATGCAACAGCTAGCGAGCCAGAAAACAATCCTCTAACAGTCAAAGACTGGGCCACTACCATATATGATAGACTAGGCATCGTCTCTGACAAAGAACTAATGGCTCCCGGAGACCGCCCTATTGAAATTGTTGATGGTGGAAAAACTGTACAAGAATTAATTATTTAACTCAAACGGAGAAATAAAATGAACAGAAGAAATGTAATATCTATTCTTGCTCTAACGCTTATGGTTCCCGCAACCCTAATCGCCAGACCTCCAAAGAATAAGCCAGAAAGCCCGTCTTGTAAGGATTGTAAAAAATGTGGTCGTGCTTGTAAATGTGATTGCAAAAAAGGCTGCAAGTGTAAGCCCGGATGCTGCAAAACAGAGCAGACCCCTGCTAGAGGACCTCAGAAACCTCGTGGTTTTGATGGAAAAACTCCTAACTTTCAACCTCCACACAGCAAGCCTACCCGTGGTTTTGATGGAAGAACCCCTAACTTCGGGCCTCCGTCACGTAGTAGATCCCCTCAGGGCAGACCGCCACAAGGAAGGCCTTCTCCAGATAGAGACTCTCGATATAAAGAGATGATGAAAAAGTTTGATAAAAACAAAGATGGTAGACTGGATGAAAAAGAACGAGATACAGCAAGAAAGTTTATGCAAGAGAGATTTAAATCTGAAAGATAATCTGTCAACCAGTTCCAAGGAGTAGTACTATGCTTAATTTATCTAGAAGAAGTTTTCTATCTGTTGGAGGTCTTGGGCTATTATCAATGCCCCAGATCTTAATGGCTCAAAAACAAAACGGCACTTCCCACAAGGCTGTCATTAATATTTTCTTAGGCGGCGGCCCTCCTCATCAAGACATGTGGGATATTAAAGCAACTGCCCCTTCTAATGTAAAGGGTGAGTTCAATCCTATCTCTACTAATGTAGCGGGTATTCAGATCGGGGAATGTTTTCCTAAGATAGCAGCTATGTTTGATAAGTTTACAGCTATAAGAACGATTGTAGGATCAGACGGAGGGCACGATGGATATCAATGCATGACTGGATGGAGCCGTAAAGATATGGTTGGAGGAGTCAGCTACCCCTCTATAGGTTCTTGTGCTTCCAAAATCCTTGGCCCCGTAGATGTCTCTGTTCCTGTAACTATAGGACTAGCCGA